GCCAACGGTTACCTCCAGGTAGGATGGATTAATACAACTTCTGGAGACTCCGGAATTGGTAATGATGTAGCAAGAATTTATTGTTCTCATGATGACTATCTAAGATACCTTGGAAAATCAGACTTTAAAGTGCTGATGGGTTTATCAAAGGACACTTACGATAGAAGGGATTATACTACCGATGCAAACTACCATACCGGTGTGAATGCTCATGGCTCTTATAGTATGAATGACCTCTTTAATAGAGGATCTGGTTTTATAGATGTTTGGAGTAGTCCTACGGGTAGGCCCCCTAGCGGAACTCACTTTAATGGGTTCCAAGCCTTACATTATTCGGCAAGTACTACATATCACCACGGAATGCAAATGGTTATGTCTGCCGGTAATCCTTCATTCACCTACCTAAGAGGTTGGTGGGCAAATGGAGGATCTGGCTATGGTTGGCAAAAAATATGGACTGATGGTAACGACGGCTCTGGCTCTGGATTAGATGCTGATACTGTAGATGGAATACAAGGCGCAACATTACAGTCAGGTAGTTTAGGAACTGATTATTATGTAAATGCTTTATATCACGATGAGTGGGTAAGAAATCATTACAATAATAATGGACATTATTGGTCCACCAGTGGTTGGCATTTATACGTAAAAGATTCTCAAGATTTTTATATGAGGTCTGGTACAGCTTCCAATGCTGCTATAGCAATGGCGCCAACAGGAACAGTACATGGGTATGTTTATGTAAATAGCTCAAATGAAATTGGATTTTTAAATAGCGGTCGTAGCTGGACATTTAAAGTTGATAACTCTGGTAACTGTACCGCAACTGGTAATGTTACAGCATATTCTGATATTAGGTTGAAAGAAGATATTAAGCCAATTGAAAATGCTTTACTTACTGTGACCAAGCTAGAAGGAGTAAGTTATACTAGAAAAGCGACAGGTAAAAAAGAAATTGGATTTGTTGCACAAGACGTAAAGAAAATTATACCAGAATTAGTAGAAATTATAGATGGCAGAACAACAGATGAATTAGAAGAATCAAAAGGTATAGAAGATTTACATGTAATGAAATATCAGAACACTGTTGCTTTGCTTGTTGAAGCAATAAAAGAACAACAAAAACAGATAGAAAAATTAACAAGTCGAATTAACGACATAGAAAAAGGAGAATAATATGGCAATAACATATACACTTGACGAAACTTTTACAGGAAAGAGAAGTTCAAGTATGCCCGACCCAGATAATGAAGGGCAAACAATTGAAACAGAAATAGATGTAACTGATATAATAGTAACATTTTCTGATGATTCATATACACCAACTAAAACACATACACGAAATGTAAATGTTGTATATGACGAAGATGGCGTTTATGACGAAGCTGCCACCCTAGCTAGAATAGAAGAAGTTATGGCTGGAGTAGCGCACAAAATGAAAATTGGACTAGTAGGTAATTCACCAGAATAAGGAGAATAAATGGCAGACTTTACTAGTGGAGTTCCTACAGGTGCAGCAAGTTTAGCAAATGTACAAACTGAATTTGGCGGATCAAACCCAATTAGCTTGAGCGAGTATTATAGCTCAGGAGTAAGTGTGCCTACTTCTGGAACAATTAGTATAAATGATTTAAGAGGAAAAAAACTTTATTATGGAGGCGGCTCTCTTGCAATGCAAACATTAAGTTTAACTGCTTTTAATGACAAAGTTCCAGCAAATGGAACTGGATATGGTTGTTCAAATATTGGTTCTAATTCACATACTTGGTCTCTGAATACAGGAGGGCTACAAAATGCGAATAAAGTTTTATATCATACTAGTTCAGGAGGAAATGGAATACTTGTAGAAGGAATATACTGGAAACTAGATTCTAGTGCATGGAATATGTACATTAAAACTTTTCAATATACTTCTGGTTCAAATGGTCAGACAGCTCTTATATGTACATTACCTTATAGGCACGGAATAAGAGTTCAACTAGGAAGTAGCACAATTTTTGACCATAATTTTAATATAAATACTACTACAGAGGTTGTAGGAGATATATCAAATCGAAGAGTTTATAAGATTCCTTGGAGTACTACTTATGGTACTCCCGGAGCAAACGTAACTATGAATATACAGTTCAAGTCATCAGGATTTCCAATATGATAATAAATAGCGATATAGAAGTAACAACAAGACCTGACGGTACAGATTTACAAGAAGGAGATATTTTAGAAATGACAAATGGAACAAGTATGACTTGTTTTATGGCACATTATGAAGGTCTCTTTTTTCCTGTATGGTTAAAAGTAGGAGAAGATAAAACTGTTACTGTACCAGATACAGATATAGAAATAACTATAGCAGCAATACCTGAACCAATACCAGATATACCATAAAAAAGGGGCTTAAAGCCCCTTTTCTTTATTCTGAAACTTCTTCAGTTGGTTCTTCTTTTTCAACTTCTTGTTTAAGTCTACTTGTTAAACCTTCTTTCGCAAAATTCCATTGATCTAACTCTATTTGATGTCTAGCAATTTTTCCTTGCAAATCACTTAAAGCTGTAACAATATACCTTGCAGTATCTGAAAGTTCAGAAATGACGTATTTTTTATCGTCAAGAACTAATACTGGTTCTTGTTGGATTCCTTCTGTCGACATATTTTCTCCTATTTAAAAATATCTTGCCAATTTCCTTGGGTGCTAGCCTTAGCATACTCGGTAGCACGGTTTTCAAAAAAGTTGGTATGCTCAACTGCGTTAACTTGCATATCAATCCAAGGTAAGGGGTTTTCTGTACTATGAAATATATTTTTCATTCCAAGTCCAAGTAATCTTCTATCCGCAATATAACGAATATACTCTTTTACTTCTTCTGCCCTTAAATCTGGAATCTCTGCTTTTTCAAAACAAATATCAATAAATTTATCTTCTAGCTCAACTACTCTTTCAGCCGCGCAGTAGATTTCATACTTTAACTTATCAGTCCATATTTCAGGATTCTCTGCAATAAATGTTCTAAAAAGTTTAGATACATTTTCTACATGTAGACTTTCATCTCTTATAGACCATGTAACAATCTGCCCCATGCCTTTCATAAGATTATGTCTTGGATAATTTAAAAGTATAGCAAAACTACTAAATAGTTGAACTCCTTCTGTAAATCCACTGTATACTGCCATTGTTTTAGCAATATCATGTTTTGTTTTCATACTGAAATCAGATAGATACTCATGTTTCTCTACCATTTCTTGTATATCCATGAACTCTTGGTAGATATCTTCTTCTTTTCCAAGAGTTTCCAAAAGTAAAGAATACGCTTCTTGATGTACTGCTTCCATCGCAGCAAATGATACGAGCATCATTCTTACTTCTGGTTGTTTAAATGTGGGTAAATAGTGCTTGGCATAGCCACAACACACATCTACGTCTGCCTGAGTAAAGAAACGAAATATATTATCTATAAGTCTCTTGTTCGCAGGAGTTAATTTTTCATTATAATCCCTTATATCATCTTGGAGTGGAACTTCATCTGGAAGCCAATGCATTTGTTGTTGCTTCTTGTAAGCCTCAAATGCCCAAGCATAATTAAAAGGTTTATAATAATCTCTTTCTTCTAGTAAATTACTCATTATCCCTCACAACTGAGACAACCTTCTTGTTCAAAGATTATCTCCCTTTTTACTTTATTCGATACATTATCTGCTCTTGATATTGCTTCACTTCTTAGATAGTAGAGAGTTTTTAAATTCTTTGCCCACGCTAACATATGAATGTTATGTAAATCTAATTTGTTTACATCTGGTGGAAAGAATAAATTTACACTCTGCGACTGACAGATAAACTCTTGTCTTTGTGCAGCGTGTTCTACTACCCAAGACTGATTAATTTCTACAGCAGTCTTAAATACTTCTTTTTCTTCGTCAGTAAGTATATCAAGATGTTGTACACTACCTTTGTTTGTAATGATATCTTTCCATACTATTTCTGTATTTGCTCCCTTACTTTCGAGTAAGCTTTCGAGATACTTATTTTTCTGTAAAAATGATCCGCTTTTTGTTTTCTGTGTAAAAGCGTTGGCTCTAAACGGCTCTATACTTGGACTTGTGTTTCCACAAATAATACTAGAGCTTGCATTAGGAGCAATCGCTAACAAGTGAGCATTTCTAACTTCACAAGTATCATCATCTGGACATGCACCTCTTTCAACCGCAAGTCTACGAGTTTCTTGTAGTGCTTGTTCTTTTATGTGTTTGAACATTTGGTAGTTAGCACTACTTGCCCACATACTTTCAAAAGCAATATTATTTTTCTGTAAATAAGCGTGAAATCCCATTGCACCAAGCCCAATACTTCTCTCCCGTAGGGCACTGTACTTGGCTTTCTCCATACTACTAGGAGCATTGTTTATAAAGAACTCTAACACATTGTCTAACATTCGTACTAAGTCTGGTATAAACGCAGGAACTTTCTTCCATTCGTCAAAATATTCCAGATTTACACTACTTAGACAACATACTGCTGTTCTTTCTTCGTTTGTAGCAAGAGTAATTTCTGAGCAAAGATTACTGTGATTTACATAAAGACCTTTTCTTTTCTGAAAGTCTGGAAGCTCTGCATTGACTGCATCTTCAAACATGAGATAAGGTTCGCCAGTCTCCATGCGATTCTGTAATAATTTTACCCAAAGTGTTCTTGCGGACACTACTTTTTTAACTTCGTGAGTGTGAGGATCAATCAGTTCCCAACTATCATCAAAGTTATCTTCTTTTGTAGCACGGTGTATAATCTCCATAAACTTGTCTGGAATTACTACTCCATGATGTAGATTTATACACTTACGATTTACGTCTCCGCCTGTAGGCTTTCTCATGTCAAGAAACTCTTCTACTTCGGGGTGTGACATATGTAAATACGCTGCGTAGGAGCCTCTACGAGTTACTCCCTGTGAAAATGCAAGCATCTCGGCGTCTACCACTTTCATAAAAGGTATCGCACCTGTGCTTTCGGAGCCTTTGGAAGTTTTTGTTCCTTGTGAACGAACTGCACTCCATGAGCCTCCGATACCTCCACCAAATGATGAAAGATATGCATTTTCTGTATAATGATCTGTTATACCTTCTCTTGAATCTTCAACATAGTTTAGAAAACATGAGATAGGCATACCTCTTTCCGTTCCACCGTTTGAAAGTACAGGCGTTGCGAACATAAACCAGAGATTACTTGCGTAATCATATAATCTTTGTGCATGGTCATCATCATCTGCAAAAGTCATTGCTGCACGAGCAAATGCTTCTTGTGGTGAAGATTCGGAAGGAATTAGATATCGATCTTGTAGAGTTTTTAAACTAAACTCTGTTAAAAGTTTATCTTTACTATAATCAATTTTCATTTAAGTGCCTTTTTAAAGTTGTATTTATAACTTCTTTGTTTTCTTCTCCGATTGCTGTATCACAGTAGGTAAGTAGATCCATAAGTTCAACATTTGTCAGAAGTTGTTCTGAATTTTCATTGAGACTTTGAATGTATTTATACTTTCCATCAAGTGGACAGGAATCGTATATATCGAAAACATCTCCATATTGTTCCATTATCTGTACTGCGCGCTTTGGACCAATTCCAGGGATACCTGGGACATTGTCCCCCTTGTCGCCAGTCAGACATTTGAATGTAATATAATCGGGAATTTCAAAATCATAATGTTCATCCCAATTATGTACTGTAGTCTCTTTACGAGTTACAGTGCTAAATCTTGACACTCTGTCATTGATTAGCAAGTCCCAGTCTTTATCTGATGATATTAACCAGCACTCGTCTAATCCAAAGTTATCTAAGTTTTTACTAATATATGCTGCAATATCATCTGCCTCCACTCCTTTGAAGTGAAAGACTGGATGTTTCTTTCTTATTTCTGTCAGTGTATTTGCAAATTCTGCCATAAACATTTCAAACTCTTTTTCTTCTTGTGGAGTTTGTTCTGCATATTTTTCTTTACGATTTGCTTTATACTCTGGAAATATCTCTTTTCTATAGCTACTGCCACCGTCTGCACACACGACTATCGTGCCAGCATTGTATGACTTCGCTAAACTTTCGACTGTTCTTATATAGTCGTATTTAAAATCTGTAACGCCTTGGTGTTTCCATCTAAATGCTATGTTGAGTCCATCAACTATCAGCAAGTTCCCACGCGGGGCTGGGTTCCCAAGGTCTGAGAACGTTATCGCCATTTGTAAACTTTATCTCCTCTTTTTCTAGCCAGTGTTCTGCGATTAGAATATATGCACCTAGCCATGCAATATGCATATATTTTATTGTTTTCTTCGGTTGTCTTGTAGTCGCTACAAAGAACTTGCCGTGATTCTCACGAAAGATGAGAAGCGGCTCTTGTTCCATTTCTTGTGCTTGTCTACAAAGTTTACTCCACCATTTGAAAAGATTATTACTTTTCTGTGTATAAATTTTACTATCAAATCCTACATTCTTATAAAATTTTACTTCTACGCAGAATATATTATGTTTGAGGGGTACTTGTAAATCACCTTTTACTTTACCGCATCCACTGCCAGGTGTTTGTACCCAAGTTTCCTTCGTCATTCTTTCTAGAAGATTTATGACTTGCTGCTCGCCTCTATTACCTTTTTGTCTAGGATTGACCATCTAATCTACTTATTTTATCTTCTTTTATTACTTCTATTTTGGACAGTAGTGGATGTGTCCAACCGTGTGAAACTATATATGTATTCAAGTTTTCCTCTCTTAATAAAATTTCAACGAGTCTCTCTTTTCCTCCTTCATCAAGCACATTTGTTACTTCGTCTAGGAATAGAACATTAATTCTTGATTTCGATATACTACTCATTAGTTTGCGAATTGCAAGAAGTGTAGAAGTATTTACTCTAGCGAGTTCTCCTGCACTGAGAGCAAGTATATCTACTGATTTTCCGTTGTCATCAATCTCAACATTTAATTTATCGTTGAGAACAACAAATTCAAGGCTAAATCTACCATCAGATAAGTCTGCGAGATATTCGTTTGTTAGTTCTTCTAAATCTTTTACAAGATTCTCTATTTTATATGCAAGTAGTCCATTTGTACTAAATGCTTTTTTAAGTATTTCAACATTTGCGAGTTTATCTTCTATGCCACCAATAGAGGCTAGTAAGTCGTCTAGTTGTTTCTCAAAATCTGTTTGTTGTTCTTCTATAATGGAAAGTCGTGTATTATGTCTTTCTCTTCTTTCGTTTTCTGTAATTATTTCTTCTACACGACTTCTTCTATCTCTTATGCGAGATTTTATCTTTTCAATTTTTTGTTTTAATTCTTCACTATTTGGAACTTCATTTTGTAACTTGTGGTCTATACTTCTATAAAGATCTTCCCACTGTTCTATTTTTCCTTTCATCTTACGGTGAAGTTCGTTATTTCTTTCTATACGGTCAATATCTTTTTGTACTGTCTCTAGTTCTTCTGCTAATTTTACTTTTTCACTATTGTGTTTTTTGAACTCTTGTTCAATAAAAGCTATATCTATTTCTTGACCGCAAGTAGGACAGTCTTTTTCTGCAGCATCTTTCAGGTCAGAATACTTTTTGACCATTCTACTTTCATAACTGCCTTGACTTTTTATCTCTCCAATTTTTGTTCTTAACTCAGATGTATCTTCTATTTGTGAGTTCGCTACAAACTCTCGAGCTAATCCTAAATCTATTGACTCCAGCTGCTTTTTGTATAAATTATTTTGGTTTATTTTTTTCGTAATTTCGGAGATATTTTCAAATTCTATTTGTAAAGAACGCAAAGTTTCTTCATCTTCTTCCGAGTAAAATGGTAATTCCAATTTTGGAAGTAGTGATGTATCTTCCAATTTATTATCTAATAACCACTTATTGATTGTGTCAATTTTCCCTTGTATGTGAGAAACGTCTCCACCCAAAATTCGTGACAATTCCTTAAAAACATCAAAGTATTTTACATAATTATCTAGTTGTAAAAGGTCTATTAAAAATCTCTTACGATTTGTATCAGTTGCAGTTAAAAATTGTAAACTTGCATTGGTATTTTGATAGACAATCTGAGAAAAAGTTTTGAAATCAATTCCAATAATTTCTTCAAGAGTCTTGTAAGTATTTGTAGCAGTATGCGAAGATATATCTTCTTCGTTTTTGAAGAGTTTTACTTTGATATTCGTTCTACGACTTACATCAATTTTATACTCATCATCATTCACAGAAAAAGATAAAGAGATATCATAGCCATTATTGACTTCACGATTTGGTATATCTGCTTTCTTGATTCCTTTTGAGTTTTTATTAAATAATACTTCTTCGAGTATCAAAGGAATCGAACTTTTTCCTGTTCCGTTTGTTCCTACAAGTTGTGTTACTATACTATCATTTAGGTCTAATTCATTGTCTGAGCCATAGCTAAAACAATTAGACCAGTTCAGCTTCTTTAGCGTGATCACTAAACACTCCTAAAATTTTCTTAACTTTATTTTCATCTAACTCTAATATATAACTAAGATACTCTCCTAGTTCTTCTTCTATTGTCATTTCTTTATCCAATATTAGAGTCGCCTCTGTTTTTCTTTTGATAACTTTTTTATCAAGTAAATCACTATTCTTAATATTACTTAGGTCTGCAACATCACCTTCAATTTCATAAATTGTGTGGTCATATTCTGTCTGTACCATTTCGCTTGGGTCTGTTACAGTTTTACGAATCAATTGTGGTAAGTCAAATTCATGCCATGTCCACTGCCATTGATCCTTGTTATCAATAAGTAAGTAGCCTGTTTTAACATGATTTCGATGAAAACTTGTAGTCATAGGACTGCCAGGGTATACAATATTTCGTTGAGTATTCTCGTGAGCATGTAAATCGCCTGCAAATACGACTTTAAATTTATCAAATCTATCCAAGTCTACTTCGGGTTGTACATGTGGTGGTATTTCTCCACGCACATGAGTAAATAAGACATCTGCATTTATACTTTCAATCGCATTTTTCTTGTGTAAATCTGCGTAGGGTAGTATTGCATAGTCATGGGGAACCATTGCTCCATAAGTAGTTTCATCTAATACTTCTACTAGTGGATTTAGTTCATTTGTAACTCTTTTTAAATTTGTAAAGAAAGTTTTGTTCTTTCTTGTAGCTTCGTGATTTCCATCATAAATAATAGTTCTCACACTGACTCCCTTTACAAAATCAAAGTAGAGTGTAAGTTCATCCATGGAGGGGACTCGGTCAAACAAGTCCCCGCCAATGATGTGCAAATCAACAGTTTTTTCTATTTCATAAATTTGTTCAAAAAACAACTTGTATCTGGTACACGCCCAAGACACAGGTACATTCTTTTGCCCTAATTTAATATGCCAATCCGCAGTAAATAAAATCATGAGATGTCAAATTCCTCACTGATTGATTCATCTGGAGTTGAGTTGTCAGCACCTTCTCTAAGTCTGTCAAGAAGCTCTTTTTGAGCATCTGCAGTAGGTCTAGGTAATACTTCATCCATAGACTTAAGGTCAGCAACAAGTGCTTGTTCGCTTTCTGTCAATGGTCTTGGTTTACATTTTAGTGCTTGTAATTGATACTCAACGTTGTAAGCCATTGGTCCAGTCTTAACTCTCTTGAAGTGAACATCCCAACCAGTTTCGAAGTCGGTAGGATCTCCAAGGTCTTCTGCTGCGACCATAATTTGTTCTAAAAGTTTCTTTTTAAGATTTAGAACTTTGACTTTTCCATCGTGAATACATTGAATAGCATATGCCCAACCGCATTTAAGCTCTGGATGATATTCTCTAACCCAGTCTTTTTCGATGTTGGTAAATGACTCAGTGTTTCTATCGAATGATAGACATTCGAATGGTAAGTTTTTGCCATTCTCACCTTTTAGCCAGTAAACATATCTTGGTAATATGTCTCCTACTAAACGTACTTTGTTGTCGCCTTCTACATAAGCGTAGGAGTCGATTTTACTTTTTTGGGCTTCGCCCTTTGCTTGATTAAATTTTATTGCCATTTCATTTCCTCTAAAGTGATTTCTTCAAATAAAAAGTGAATACGATCATTTTCTATTCGTAGTAATCTATTGTTTTTAATACTGTCCTCGTTCCCAGTGAAGTGAAGGAGGTCTAATGTGGTATCTTTATTTTTTTGGTACTCGAAATAATTGCGCAAGGAAGCGATACCTGCATATTGCACAAGTTCGCTATCCGAGTACCTCCTGCGTTGAATGAAAATCGGTTTTGGGTTTACTAGAAACGAATTTCCATGAAAACTTTTTGTCCAAAACTTAAACTTTCTATCATATCTATTTACGGGAGGAAGTTTGTAGGTGAGAATATTTAGAATCGTCATAATGTCTTTGACGCTTCCCTTGCTTTCTCTTAGTATCTTTTCCCAATTATAGAATAACATTATAACAAAAATTGAACTTAATGTCAAGAATTATTTTTTGATGTTGAATTAATAATATTATTGTACACCTCGCTACCTTCTTGTAGTTCTTCTTTAGTATATGCTAGTTCTTTAGCTTCTTTTACTTGGTCTGCTGACGGAGGCGGTATAAAGAATACGCCTCTTTCTGTTCTATTTGTTTTATCCCATACTATCCAGCAGTAGTCCGTAGCATCCGTACCTTCTCCTGTAAAGGAAGGTCTTTTGCTAAGTACATGTAGGGCTGTAGGTGTGTTTTGTTTCCACCAATTATGCCTACCAATACTGCCCAAGTAATTTAGTCTTGATAAAAATATAACTGTCTGTCCATGAGCAAAAGCATGATTTGCAAATTCTTGCAAAATATTAAAAGGTGGGTTTGTAAATATTAAATCTACTTGTTCATCCCAATCGAAAAAATCTTTTCCTTCTAGTATTTCGGAGTAAGTTGTTGTTAATCCTTGTTCTTCTAAAAATAACTGTATTCTTCCATCTCCTCTACATGGCTCATGTGCTGAAGTGAATATACTCCAATCAATTTCCAAGTTTTCATAACACCAAGGCGGTGTCGGATAAAAATCACTTGGATTTAAACTTTTTCCTGTTGTTCTACTCATTTTTTATATATTTTTCCTTTTCTTTGTGTTGTCCATGTTTTTACTTCTCCATTAATATCATGCCAAGAACAGTTTTCATAATAATCTTCATTATGTTTGATACATACTATCTTTTCATTATAATAACATATTCTAAAATCTTGACTTCTTTTTCCTTTGATAAACTTATATCTCTCGTCATTTTTAAACATAATTGTTTTGTATGTGCCTTTTAATATTTCTACATGAAGTTCTGGGTTAAACTTCTTTATTAAATCTATCAGTAATCTACCATATTTAACACCCTTTTCAAAAATTTCATCTATCTTAGGTTTATCTTCTGCTAAAGGGGTAAAAGAATAATACTCTGTAATTAGTTTACTTTCGTCTCCTCTCTTATGCTCTCTAGTAATTTCAATTCTTCTATTTGCTTTTAACTTAGGAGCAACTTTTGTTGCTGGATTGTACCAATCAATATTTTCAGCTTCTTTGTACCTTTCTTGTAGAGGAAGATTAAAAACTTTTATATCTAACAAATGTTTTTTCTTTAAAGTGTATTCTCTTTCATCTTCCCTGATTGCTTCACTTGAAACAATGGTTGCTTTACCCCTATAACTATATACTCTTCCTAATGCTTGATTATTAGTCTTAGAATTAATTATCTTTTCTCTCCAATAAAATAAATTATTCATGCCAAATGTAGCACTTCTACTAGCCATGAACCCTGTAACTTTTAAATAAGAGTTTTCCTTTTCATTAAAATTTCCATACAACCTTGAAGTTTCATTATTGACCTCTATATATTTTGCTAGTTTTTCTTGAAAACTATTTTTTGTTGTAATATTGACCATGCCTCCATACTTCTCTAAATCATTTATAAACTCTTTAGGGGGGTCTTTTCTCCATGTGTAGTCGTCTTTAATCCATTCATTTACTCCTTCCCAGTAATCTCTAATTATCCAGTCAGCTTCTAGTGGGCCGTTGAAGTCGTTATTTTGAATGTAGATATTTAACTCAGGGTCAAATTTCCAATCTGAATGAAGAAAATCCTCCCAACTTGCTGTAATGAGTTGTATGTGATCAAATATACCTTCTGATATAATTTCTCGCATAAATGTGTCTCTTTTTGGTTTATCCTTATTGAAAACGGGAATATTTTCTAAAAAATCTCCGAAAATATCTGCTTCATCAACAGAAAGTAATCTAGGTAGCCCGTATTCTTTTAAGCCAAAGGCTACCTCAAGTAAATTTTGTATACCTTTTAGATTTCCAAGCGCAAAGTAACGATAGACTTGGTCTATCATTCCTCGATTCCATCTTTCTTTTAAAATTGCTTGAATATTTGTATCTGCAAATAACTGTTGCATATTTACGCCTGCATCTACACATTTCTTTTTATAATCTTCAGCAACTATTTTTCTATCAAAAATTGAAGTAAATACATGCCAGTCAGTATAGATACTTTTTATTGAATTAATATGTGCAGTTGTTTTCCCCATTTGAGGAGATTCGCTAAATATTCCATAAAGTTTACTTTTATTACCATTTAAATTTTTCATAGTCTATATTATACCAAAATTGTCAACAAAAGTCAACAAAAATTTTTTAAACCTCTCCAATTTCGTAGCCTTGTCGCATGTAATATCCCATTCGCGCACCTGCTTGTTTTCTTGCTGTACGACCCTCTAAATGTATGTCCACAATTACAGGCTGGGATTTTCCTTCTCGTATACGAATAATTCTTCCGATAAGCTGTGTAAGTAGTGGTTCATTGTTAACGGGTGTCGCCAAAATAAGACAACTCAGGCAGTCCACGCTAATTCCTTCACTAAAGATACTTTGTGTTCCAAAGAGT